TCAAAATATGATACAAACGATATTTATTTTCTTAACAGATACGGGGCAGTCGAATCATTTCGTTTTGATCGGGTGCGAAGAGACAAATTTGCTGTGGTTCGGAAACAGTACAAACAAACACCTTACACTTTGTCGGGTAGTTCGTACACCTATGGAACAGACGCAAAGTCAAAAAGCAACTACGATACACAAGCAAATCAAATTATAACACTCAATTCAAATTGGATAACCGAAGAAGAAAGTGCCTGGTTAAAAGAACTTGTGATGTCACCCTATGTTTGGCTTATGGATGGGGGAATTTTAAAAAGTGTGAACGTGATTAATTCGGACTACGAAACTAAAAAGACTATAAACGACAAAGTATTTAATTTAACTATTGATGTAGAACTTTCATTTACTGATAAGGTACAACGCTTATGATAAACTTATTTGTTAATACAGTCCTTATGGATTTGTCGGATGATTTCGACTTATTAATTACTCGGTCAATTGCAGACATTAAAAACCCCGAACAACGTACAAGTGATTGGAGTAAAACAGTTGTGTTACCAGGTACAAAAGCAAACAATGTTTTATTCGGTAATATATTTGAAGTTGAGCATACAGTTTTAGGCAATGGACAATTCAGCTCTAACTTTAACCCTAACAAAAAAGCTGATGTTTTAGTTTTAGTTGATGGATTTGAGCAATTACGTGGATTTATACGACTAATTCAAATAAACGTTTTAGACAAGGATACTATTGAATATGAATGTTCACTACATGGACAGACTGCGGACTTGTTTACAACGCTTGGAAATGCAAAATTAAGCGAATTGTCGTTTGATGAGTACAACCACGTTTTGAATTTAGCCAATGTCACTAATAGTTGGGATACGTCAATTATAAAAAATGGCAATTCACAAGCATTTGCGTATGGTGAAGGATATGTTTATGCACAAATATTATCAAAGTATGGCACTCAAAACAATAATACAAGTCAGTGGAGAGTAGATGACCACGTGCCGAGTCTTTATGCCAAGACAATAATTGACAAAATATTTGCAAAAACGGGTTATCAGTATACAAGTGATTCATTTTTTAATACTGAAAGGTTTAAAAGATTAGTAGTTCCATACAATAACTTTGGTTTTGAGGCAAATGAAAGTGCATTAATTAATCGTTTATTCCAAGCACAATTGAGTGTGCCTATTACTAACCCTACATTTAAACAAATATTACCATTTAACAATGATTCTACTGGTGGTAATTTTGACAATGGCAGTAATTATAATACTACAAGTTATAAATATATTGCACCAAAATCAGGTCAATTTGATTTTTGTTTAAATTTAAACGCTACTGTAAGTATTCCAGTTGGATTGCCATATGTAACTATTTTGGGTGCGTATTTTATTATTACAAAAAATAATATTGAAGTTTCTACTATTGTAATAAATTCCGATATATCAAATATAAATTGGACTTTTAATTTGGGTGCTTATACTACTGTCAATTGTAACATAGGTGATGAAATCAAAATAATAGCATCAGGAATAAACGGGCAACCCATTGCAAGTAATGTCACTTATACAATAAATTCAAATACATATTTTTTTAATCAAACAGATGCTTCAACCTATGCTTATAATAACACAATTGACTTTGGTTTATTCTTTGCGGGTGAAGATTTGCAAAAAGATTTGTTAGCAAACTTTGTTAAGATGTTTAATTTGTATATTGAACAAGACATTCTAAACCCTAAACTTTTACGATTTGTTCCACGTGATGACTTTTACAACGGATTAACAAAAGATTGGACAAAGAAACTTGATTACTCTCAGAATGTGACAATAGTGCCAATGGGTAATCTAGAAGCAAACCCTTACACGTTTACTTTTAAAGAAGGAAACGATCAGTACAACAAAGACTATAAACAAAGTACTGCAAGAATTTATGGGGATAGGGTAATACGTATTGATAACGACTTTGTAAAAGAGGAAAAGAAAATAGAAGTTACGTTTGCACCTACTGTATTATTTCAGGCAGACGATACTAAACGCTATTATTCATATATCTTCAATAGCAATAACGACAAAGGACAGTTAAGATGTCTTTATTTTGGTGGTGTAAAAACTACAAGTGGATATGAAGTATTTGAAACTATTCCAACAAAAATACCAAACTTCACAAAATACCCATTAACGCTACATATTGACGATGTAGACAATATGCAATTCGACTTGAATTTTGGTATGCCATTGAACGTGATTAGTGGAAAGGGGTTAAGTTACTCAAATCAAAACCTTGTAAATATATATTGGTATAAAACAATTCGTGAAATCACCGATAAGAATAGCAAGATTCTACGTGCATATTTTAGAATTACACCTTATGACTGGTATAGTTTGCAATTCAAAGATTTGTACTTTTTTGAAGGTCAATATTGGCGACTAAACAAAATAAGCGATTACAACCCATTGCAAGATGGGGTATTTTTATGTGAGTTTTTATTAGTGACTTATTATCAACCAACAACGGCAACCAAAAAGAATGTCGGTATTGGTAGCGTAGATGTATTGAGTGACAAATTTCCCAAAGGGATTCCGTTGGGGTTTACGGCGGTAGGTAGTGGGGGAATAAATATAGGAAATTCTCATTTAGATAGTTTAGACACAGTTGTAATTGGTAATGATAATGTAAGTGGTGCAAGATATTCAACTTTAATCGGTGAACGAATAAACATTCCAAGTGGTTTTGAATATGTAACTGCAATTAATTGCAATGATTTTACAGCAGTTGAAAGCAACAAAGTCTATATGGACAATTTTCCACAACGAGGTGCATATAGTTGTGGTGGTAATGTAATTGAAATTAACGCATCAAATAGCCCATACACGTGTGTTTATGATGACTATTTAATTGCAGCAACAATGACTGGCAATATATCAATAGTTTTACCTAACCCGTCAACTAATCAAGGCAAAATATTTGTGGTTAAAAAGTTAGGCAATCCACATACAATAACTGTCACGGCTGGTGATGGTTCTATTTTAATAGACACGTCAACAAGTCACACAATTACAAATGATAAAGATTCACATCAATTTATTTCAACTGAAACAAAATATTACGTAATCGTACCATAAATGGCAAAATCAACCGCAGCAATAGAAGTAGAAGTATTACCAAAAGGTGATGCAGATACAGTAGTTAAGAACTTTAAAACACAATTACGTGAAGCAAAACTTGAAGCACAACAAATGGTTATCACATTTGGTGAGTTTTCGGATGAAGCATTAGCAGCGCAAAAGAAAGTCGCAGAGTTATCTGATAAAATGGATGACTTTAACGACAGAATCAAAGCGTTAAATCCTGATAAATTTGCAAAAGTTCAAACAGTTGTGCAAGGAATTTCACGTGGATTCCAAGCTGGGCAAGGTGCGATGGCTTTGTTTGGTAGTGAAAGTGAGGATTTAACAAAAACACTTGTAAAAGTACAAGGTGCAATGGCTCTTGCCGATGGACTTGAAGGACTTGGCAAGGTACAACAACAATTTAAAACACTTGCAAGTGAAGTAAAAGGCAATGTAGTCAAATCTTTTAGCAGTTTAAAAGGGGCAATGTCGGCACTTGGAATTGGTTTATTGGTTGCCGCACTTGGTTATGTTATTGCCAACTTTGACAAAGTAAAAAAGGCAGTATTAGACACAATACCCGGGCTTGCAACATTTGCAAAATTCATTGGTAATTTAGTTCAAGGGTTTACAGATTGGATTGGTGTAACAAGTGCACAAGATAGGGCATTAGACAAATTAAATAAAACAACTACAAGAAGCAATGAGCAGTTAGACCGTGAAGCAAAATTATTAGAAGCACAAGGTAATAAATTAGGTGCTTATGCAAAAGAAAGACAAAAATTAACCAATGAGTTAAATCAAGCCCGTGCTAATTTAGGCAAGAACAATGAAAAAGAGTGGGGGAAAATAATTGACGATACTAAAAATTCGCTTGCAATTTTAGGAGTTGAGGAATCAAATTATATCAAAGAACAAGCAGACAAAGACGACAAAGCCAAAAAAGATGCAGCAGACAAACGCAAAGCAGATAACGACAAACAAAGTGCAAACGCATTAGAACGTAGGGCAACATTATTAGCATTAGAGCAAAACACATTAGAACAAGTAGAAGCAGCAGCAAACGCTTCATTTGATACAAAGGTAAAAGGATTGCGTGAACAAAGTTACACGGAAGCACAAATCTTAAAACTACGGAATGCTGAAATTGAAAAAGCAACAAAAGGATTTACTGATAAACAAAAAGCAGATCAAGAAAAAGCAGATGCTGAAACAAAAGCAAATCGTGATAAATTTATTGCAGCAGAATTGGCAGCAACACAAAAGCAATATCAAGACAAAATAAACTTTATTAAACTTCGTGACAAAGATTTAACTGACCAGTCTCAAACAAATAAAGAAATTGCAGATTTAGAAGCAAAAAGTTTAGAAGAGCAACTAAAAGTAAAAGAAAAATTTAAAGAAGATACAACTGCAATTGAAACCCAAATACTTGACAAAAAACGTCAAATTCGTGATACTGATTTAGCAGAGCAAAAAGCAAAAGCAGACAAAGAAAAAGAAATTCAAACTGCAAAATATAAAGCAGTGAATGATTCACTTGCTGCAATAGGTGAAATTTATAGTGCCTTTGCGAGTACAAATGAAGAAGACCAAAAGAAAGCATTTGAAGTTAACAAAGCAATAAGTATAGCACAAGCAATTGTCAACACTTGGGAAGGTGTAACTGCTGCACTTGCTAATGAAAAACAATTATTTCCAGGTCAAAATTTAATAAATGCTGGTTTAGCACTTGCTGCTGGTTTAGTCGCAGTAAAGAAAATAAGTGATACAACTTATCAAAGTAAAAATGCAACTGGTTCTATGCCATCACAAGCAAGTGGTCAAGGCACAATGCAATCATTTGCACCACGTATGTCAACTTTAAATACAAACGAATCACTTACACAAAATCGTAAAGTGTACGTTACAGAAGGAGATATAACACGTACACAACGTAGGGTAAGCAATAACCAAGCAATAAGTGTAGTAGAATAATGCAACAAATTAACAATAATACTAATTTATAGAATATGGATTTACCTATTTACAAATTATCAATAGACGAATTTGACTTTGAAAGTGGAATCGACTTTATTTCACTTGTTGAAAATCCAGCAATACAAAAGAACTTTTTAGCATTTAACAAAATAGAATTTTTACAACCAACACAAGGTGAAACAAAAGATGAGTTTTTACCCAAGTGCATAAAGTACGTAATTGACGAAGGTAAGGATAGTGAACAAGCAGTTGCAATTTGCAATTCAATGTGGGATAACAAAAACTTTGCTCAAGGTGACAAAGTAAGTTTTGATTATGATGATACCTTATCAACTTCACACGGCAAAGAACTTGCAAAACAAGAAATAGAAAATGGTAGTACTGTTTACATTATTTCCGCACGTCATAACGTAGAGGGGATGTTAAGCGTTGCAAATGATTTAGGAATTGCTGAAAGTCGTGTATATGCAACTGGTTCAAATGCTGCAAAAGTTGAGAAAATAAAAGAACTTGGAATTACCAAACATTACGACAATAATCAAGACGTAATAGATGCAATTGGAAGTGTAGGTGCAAAATTTGACATCATTGTAAAAGATTTACCCAACTACATTAAGCAAATTAAGAAACCAAAAACAAAGTTTGCCATTCAAAACGAAGAAAAACGCATCATTACCGGTGCTGCTATGTATGCTGATTTGCCTATTTACAGACGTGATGAAGAAAAAGGTGAGTACTATGTAGTCTTTGACAAAGAAACTATTTTTAAAATTGCTAAAAAGTGGGCTTTAAACAACAAATACAACGCTGTTAACACAGATCATAAACAACCAATTGAGGGATGCACATTATTTGAAAGCTATTTGTTAGACTTTGAACGTGGAATTATGCCACCTAAAGGATTTGAAGATGCAAAAGACGGTTCTTGGTTTGTGAGTTATTTGGTAGAAGCAGATACAGTATGGGTAAAATGCAAAGATGGAACGTGGAATGGCTTTAGTGTTGAGGGATTTTTCAATTTCCCGGTCAATGCAGAGATACAATTTCTTTCACAATTGAAAGAGATTTTACAAAGGCATATAAAAAATGCAACAAAAAACACATAAAACTAATTTATATAAAAATGAATACAAAAGATTTAATCAAAGAAGTTAGAGAGTTGATGTCTAAATTCAATTTCAATAACGAACCAGTTAAAATGGAAACTGCCGTTTTGACCGATGGCACAGTAATCAAATGGGATGGTACACTTTCAGTTGGTACTGCTATTTTAGTAGAAACTGCCGATGGAGATATTCCAGCACCTGATGCAACACACGAAGTTGAAGGCGGTGCATTAGTTACTACTGTTAACGGTATAGTAACCGAGATTGTAGAACCAGCTGAAATTGAAACACCTGGTATGCAACCTGCAACCGAAATGGCAAAGGAATTTGCAACCGTTGAAAAATTTGACAAAGTAGTTGCAAGTTTAGAATGCAAAATTTCAACTTTAACCGAAGCATTGAATAGAGTAGTTTCACAACTTGAAAACCAAAGTGAAGCGTTTTCAAAGACTGTTGATTTGGTAGAAAGAGTTGCTAATTTACCGAGTGAAGCACCAATGAATGTAGACCAAACTAAATTGTCTAAAAAAGACCAACAATTCGAAAACATCAAAAAATTTGCACAACAACTAAAAAAATAAAAATATGTCATTTAACGTAACTGGTTTAACTAACTATACTAACGAGCAAAGCACTGACTTGTTAGTAAAAGCATTATTTAGTGGTAAGACTGCTAAATTATTGTACGATGCTGGTCAAGTACAAGTAGGTGTAAAATCTGCAAGTGCTTTGAACATTCTTTCTTCTGATGTTTACTTCCAAACTGATGGTTGTGGATATTCACCTTCGGGGGTAACTAACTTCACACAACGTGTTATCACAGTAGGTAAAATTAAAGTTGAAGAAACTTTATGCCCTAAAACTTTGGAAGCAAAATGGATGCAAACACAAATCGCACCAGGTTCACCAACTGCTGTTCCTTTTGAAGAACAAATCGGTATGGAAAAATCAAAGAACATTGCTGAGAAATTGGAAATTGCAATGTGGCAAGGTACAACTGCAACTGCTAATACTAACCCTAACACCAATAAATTTGATGGGTTGTTAAAAGTTATCACTGATAGTGCTGCATTTGTAAGTGGAAATACTGGTTCTGTAACTGCGGTTACTTCTACTAATATTGGTACTATTTTAGATGCTATCTATGCTGCCGTACCAGCGAGAATTGCAGACAAAGACAATATCAAATTATTTATGGGTGTAGATAACTTCAAATTGGCTTTGGTTAATTTGAAAAATGCTAACCTTTACCACTACGTTGCAGATGCTACAAGTGAATTAAAAATGATTTGGCCGGGTACTAATGTAGAAATCATTGGTGTAGGTGGTTTGAACGGTACTAACAAAATGGTTTGTACTAATTTAGACAATTTATTTGTAGGAACTGATTTAGCACATGAAGAAGAAGATGCTAAAATTTGGTATTCTATGGATACTGATGAAGTACGTTTCCGTTTGACAATGAAATACGGAACACAGATTGCATTCCCTGACCAAGTAGTTTATTTCACACTTTAATTTTATAGATAGATGCCTTGTTTATTAACCCAAAGTATAGCCCTTGACTGCAAAGATGCAGTCGGGGGTATTAAGTCGATTCACTTGGTGAATTGGGCGAAAACTGGATTCACAGTTGCAAGTGGCGAGGTGACTGCTACAACTATCGCAAGTGGTGACGTTTACACTTATGACATTCCAAAAGCAACGGGTTCTATGACAAATACTACTAATGTAAGTGTTGAGAATGGAACTGTGTACAATAGTACTGATGTAGCATTTAGATTGCGTAGAATGTCGACTACCAAAAGAAACGAATTAAAATTATTGGCACAAGGTAGAACTTTTTGCATTGTAAAAAATAATAATGATGAGTATTGGTTGGTAGGTCGTGAAAGTGGATGTGAAGTTTCTTCAATGACTGCAAATACTGGAACTGCGTTTGGTGATTTGAATGGTTACGAAATTACTTTACAAGCCATGGATAGTGAGCAACCATATAAATTAAGTGGAGCAGTAGTCACAAGTTTAGGAATTTAAGTTGTTTTTTTTCATAGTTTATTGGGGTAGCGTAAATGCTACCCTTTTTTTATTGTAACAAATTTGTAAAAATGCTAATTTAATAATAATGCTACTAATAACTAAAGGAGAATCAAAAAATTGGTATTTGACACTTACAGAAAAAGTGACAATTGCAAATCCTAAATTCTTATTTAGTTTTGTTCACCGCATTACGGAAGTTCAAACAAATGTATTAATTACCGATATTTCTGCATACAAAGAAAGGTACAACAAATTTGCAGTAACAGAAGGTAGTACATTTAATTTAGATTGTGGGGAGTATAATTACTTTGTATATGCTCAAACTTCAACTACAAATTTAGAACCTGCTTTAGCAAATGAATTAGTTGAGGAAGGGTTATTTAAACTTTTACTTGGGGATTTAGCAACAAATGAATATGAAGTAGATTTAACAGAAAAAATATATGAAGTAGATGGCATTAATCAAATGGCATATTTGCTTTTGGAAAATGGTGGATTTTTATTACAAGAAAATGGAAATAAAATTATATTATAATGGCTGATAAAAGAATAAGTGAATTAACCACAATCGTCACAGTAGACAACACGGCGGATTTTTTCCCTATTGTCGATACTAGCGAAACTGAAACTAAAAAGATTACACCTACTGCGTTAAAAACGGCTTTGTCGTTAAATAATGTTAATAATACAAGCGATGCTAATAAACCTGTATCAGATGCAACCCAAACTGCTTTAAATGCTAAACAGAATAGTTTAGGTTACACCCCAGAAGATACTGCAAATAAGTCTACAACTTTAAATTCAGATAGAACAAGTAATACAAAATATCCATCAGTAAAATCAGTTTATGATTGGGCAGTAAGTGTATTTCAAACTGCATTAGGTTATACGCCTTTAAATCGTGCCGGTGATAGTATTTCGGGAGATATTAATAATACAAATACAGGTTATTTTCAATTGCCACAAGGTACAACTGCACAAAGACCAGCAAGTCCTTCAAATGGAATGCGTAGGTACAACACCGATACTCAAAGAGATGAATTTTATGCAAATGGATCATGGCAAAATCATGCAAGATTAAGCGGTGATACTTTTACGGGAAATATTGCTGCTTCAAATTTAAGCGGTACAAATACGGGTGATAATGCTACAAATAGTCAATATAGTGGTTTAGCTGCAAGTAAGCAGGATACACTTGTAAGTGCAACTAATATTAAAACAATCAATTCAACTACGCTTTTAGGTAGTGGGGATATTGCAGTTCAATCAACTTTAGTAAGTGGCACAAACATTAAAACAGTTGAAGGTCAAAGTTTAGTTGGTAGTGGTAATATAGATTTAGCCAAAGGGGATGTCGGTTTAGGAAATGTAGATAACACATCGGATGCAAATAAACCAGTAAGCACTGCAACACAAACCGCACTCGATTTAAAAACAAATAAATTAATCGTAGCAAATCGTCAAACTGCAAGTTATACACTTGTTTTAGGTGATGCCGATAAAATTGTTGAAATGAACGTTGCAAGTGCGAACAATTTAACTGTGCCAGCTTCTGTTTTTGCCGCTGGTAATCAGATACTTTTAGCTCAGTACGGCGCAGGTCAAACAACGGTTGTTGCAGGTTCAGGAATGACAATTAGAAGTAATGGGGGAAAATTAAAATTAAGTGCTCAATATTCAGGGGCTAGTTTAGTTTTTGTTAGTGCAACTGAGGCTTATTTATTTGGAGATATAACAGCATGATTTTAGCAAGTCACGGGATAATAGGTTCACAGATTGCATCATTTGATGCAGATGCAGCAGCATTTTTTGCGAGAGTAACCGCTGCGGGTGGTTCACTTTCAACAACGGAAAAAATCGCTACAAATCAACTTATTTTAGATTTAAAAGCAAATTCACTTTGGACACCTATGAAAGTAATTTATCCAATGGTAGGGGGAAGTAAAGAATCATGCGCTCAAAATTTAAAAAGTAATACTTTTAATGGTACGTTTACGACTAATTGGCAATTTACAAATTTAGGTGCAAAGCCAAATGGAACAAGTGATTATATGGATACAACATTTAATCCAAGTACAAATTTATCATCATCAAGTTTTTCAATAGGGGTTTATCGAAATTTATGGACATCAGGAGGTTCAGATATTGCCTTTTATGCTGCTTTGGATAGTTTATATTATTTACAAAGTACGGCAACTAGTGAAGTATCTATTGCATTTTCAACGGTTCAAACGCAAACATACTCTGAATTATCACATCTTGGTTTATTTATGACAAACGCTTTAGATGGCACAAGTAAGGGATATAAAAATGGGGTGGCAAAATTAACAAAAACTACAGCTGGAACGATTCCAAGTAGTAATTCATATTTAGGAGCAAATCGCTTCAATGGTGGTGTTGAATGGGCATCTGCACGTTATGCTTTTGCCTATTATTCAGATGGATTAACCGATACACAAGCAGTAAATCTGTATACAGCTGTACAAGCATTTCAAACTACACTTTCAAGACAAGTATAATGGTAGGATATATTTTAACAACTGAACAAAAAAATAAAGTACAAGGGAAATTCATTAACCCCTTTCAATTTATCAACTGCGTTCAAGACATTAACGATAAATGGTTCTTTTTTGCAAATGATTCAGATAAAATTGAATTTCAAAATACAGAATTTATGTGGTTATTTGATTTACAGAAATCAGAATTTACACCTAAACCAACCCCACTATTTTTGCCATGAATAACAACCTAAACGACACCGCAGCTGAAGGAGCAATGACCGCCACAATGATAAGTGCCATAACACACTATGCAACCTTATTACAGCCCCTTGTTTCATTTGCAGCGGGTATAATGGCTATTATTTCGGCTTGTTTTGCAATCCGTTACTACTATTTAAAAACAAAAAAATGAAACTTAAAGGATATTTTCAACCAACACCAAAAAGATTCAGAATATTAGGGGATAGCATTGCAGCGGCTTCGTTATTTATTGCATCTCAGAATTTAGACAATCCTAAGTTGATGATAATTTCGGGTGTAATTGGTGCAATTGGAAAATTTATAACTAATTTCTTTACAGATGGAAAACAAATTTAACTTACACCGACTTTCATTTTTAGATGATAGTTTACCGATATTTAAAGAGAATAAAGCAAAGGGTTATATCACTTATGGGTTAGATAATCTATATCCACAAGAATTAATAAGACTTTATAATAGTAGTCCTAAACACAATGCTATTATTAACCAAAAAGCAGCATATATTGTAGGGGCAAATACTGATATAAAAGGTAAAAACACAATAGATGTAGCAATTACCGAAGATTTTTTGGCAAATATCAATGCTTATGAAGACTTTGAAAACCTTAAATCTAAATTAGCACAAGACTTTGAGTTATTTGATGGGTTTGCAGTAGAAGTAATTTGGAATAAAGCGAAGACTAAACCCGCAGAATACTACCATTTACCTTTTCAAAATGTTAGATTAGGCAAAGATTGTGCATATTATAGCGAAGATTGGCAAAACCAACGTTCAGAAATATGCGAATATCCTTATTTTAACTCTAATACACGTGAAAATAAACAAGTATTTTACTTCAAGTTATATCGTGCTGGTCAAAAAGAATACCCATTACCATCATATATTGGTGCATTAAGGTATATTGAAATAGATAGTGAGATTCAAAATTGGCATTTTAATTCAATTAAAAACGGATTTTCAGCACAAACGTTAATACAATTTTTCAAAGGTATTCCAACACCCGAAGAAATGAGATTAACTGAAAGACGTTTTAAATCTCAAAAGACGGGTACACACAATGCCGGTGGAATGATTATCGGTTATAACGAACCAAGTGAACGAGCCGCAGAAATAACCAACTTGCAACCAAGTGATTTTGACAAACAATTTTTACAATTAAATGACACAGTAAGAGATGAAATATTTGTAGGTCATCGTATTTCAAACCCCGTTTTATTTGGTATTTCTACTGCGGGAGCTTTGGGACAACGTAACGAACTTATTGAAGCATACGAGTTATTTCAACAAGCGTATATCGAACCAAGACAAAAGCAATTTGATTCAGCTTTAAATTCAATTTTAAAATATGCTATACCTTGCCAAGTTGTAACAATCAACAAACCACCTATCGGGCAAGATTATATTGACTTATTTACAAAGGGTGTAATTACTCAAAACGAAGCAAGAATTGAATTAGGGTTTGAACCTATTGAAGCAACGCCACAAGCAATGTCAAGTGCATATAGCGAAGATGATGTTGTAAATATGTTTATGGAATGTGGCGAAGACAAAGAAAACTTTGAAGAAGTAAAAATGCAATTTGCTTCTGCAACTGAAACTGCAATTTTGCAACTACTAAACGCAAACGATGGGATAACAACGGGTGAACTTGCAAAGTATTTAAAAGTAGATACAAAAAAAGTAGTCGATACTATTGCACAGATGACTTCTAACGGACTTATAGACGATGTTCAAGGTAAACTATCAGTTTCAAAATTAGGTACGTCAGAATTGAAGAAAGTAAGTGACCAGCAAATTGAAATTAGATACGAATACGCATTAGATCCTGCATTTAGTGGTGAACGTAAAATCATAAAAACATCACGTGAATTTTGTAGGCAAATGGTAGGTGCAAATCGTTTGTATTTAAGAAGTGAAATTGATACAATTAGTGCGAGAGTAGGTAGGGATATTTGGACAGAAAGGGGTGGATGGTATACAATACCGGAAACAACGGTTCACATCAACCATTGCAGACACATTTGGAATAGTAAATTAGTAAGAAAAAAGATATGAGCAACTTTGTATATTTTATAAGCAGTACTTTTTTAAAGGAACATACACCTATAAATGAAAATGTAGATGATAAGATTTTAAAAAATGCTATTCAAGAAGCCCAAGAAATCTATATTCGTGATGTTGTTGGTAGTGGAATTTATAATGAGTTACAAACACAAGCATTTAATAACACATTAAGCACGGCAAATAAGACACTTTTAGATAGTTATATTGCACCATGTTTAAAATACTACACATTAACTGAATCCATGTTACCTATGACCTTTAAAATGCTAAATAAGACATTAGGAACAAGGACATCAGACAACACACAACCAGTTACAATTGATGAAATGACATTGATTGAACGTAGATATAGAGACAAAGCAGAATACTACGCACAAAGATTGAGAGAATTTTTACAAGCGAATAGCACAGTTTATCCTTTATTCTTTAATCCTGGTAGTACAATTGATACAATAAGACCACACAACACCCAAATTTTCGGAGGAATTTATTTACCACCTAATAATGATGAAGACTTCAAAAACTACGATTTCCCAAAAGGGGAAAGTCCGATTAAAAAATGAAAAAAAACTTTTAAACTTTCTAAATGACATTAAATCAGATAATATCGAAGATACAAATTGCAGCGGAAAGCCACAAACAAGTAAATAAGTTTATTGTTGGTGAACTTGACTTTACTGAGGAAAATTTAAAGTTTTACCCATTGGTGTGGTTAGTCCCTAATGGGTTCAATTTTGATACTGAGGGGAAAAAAGTCGTTTACAATTTTATGCTTATGGTTTTGGATAGGCATTTTGAAAGTCAAACAAATATGATTGAAGTGTTAAGCGACACGGCACTAATTATGCAAGACATTATTACACTATGCAAAAGAAATACTTACGAAGATGAAGTGTTTTTTAGTGTTAATGGCAATGCTGAGGCAATCATGGATAATAAATCAGATATATTAGCAGGATATGGAGTTGAAATCAATGTTGAAGTACCTTATACCGAGTCTTATTGCGATATTCCTTTGTAGCATATTGTATTTCTATGATAAGCGTGTGGTTTATAATAATAATACCAAGCGCAGTATTGATACACTTTATTTCTACAAAGAAAAAATCATCATCAAAGAGAAACAAAAATTAAAAATCAAATATGACACTATCGAAATACATTTGGCTGATTCTTTTTATAGCACCGAGTTTTTGCAAAGGGCAATCAATTTGCATCGATTCATTGACAGTCAAGAGCGTAAACCTTTATTTGATTAAAGGTGCAAAAGCACGTGAAGAAAATAGAATCTTAAAGGCAAAGATTCAAAACGATAGCACACATATAAAGTTTTTAGATAGTACGATTACAGATTTAGAATTTGGGATATGCGAAGTTAAACAAGAAAATAAAGTAGTTAAAGAACGATTTTACTCTGTCACTATTTATGCCATCATTGTGACAATATTTTACATCTTTAAATGAAAAATAACGTACATAAATTTGTTGTTCCTTTTGAAAATAGAAAGGTTCTTTTGCTCTCGGATTTGCACTGGGATAATCCCAAGTGTGATAGGGTACTATTGAAAAAACATTTAGATTTAGCACTTGCTGGTAATCACGATGTTCATTTAAACGGAGATACTTTTTGCCTTATGCAAGGAGCCTATGATTTTCGAAAATCCAAATCCGACATCCGACCTGAACACAACGTAAATAACTATTTAGATGCTATTGTAAACGATGCAATTGAATGGTTTAAACCTTATGCTCATATTATTAAAGTAGTTGGTTATGGTAACCACGAAACGAATATTATCAAAAGGCAAGAAACAGACGTAATACAACGATTTGTTTTTGGTTTAAATAGAGAATGTGGCAGCAATATTGAAGTTGGGGGATATGGTGGATGGATTATTTACAATTTTTTAGATGGCAAAGTAATTCGTAAAAACTTCAAAATCAAGTACTTTCATGGCGCTGGTGGGGGTGGACCAGTTACGAGGGGCGTTATACAATTCAATAGAATGTCAACTTTTATAGAAGGAGCAGATTTGATATGGATGGGACACGTACACGAATGCAACGAGGTAATTTACACAAATGAATTTTTAACAAGACATTATACAATTGAATTACGTAACATATTAATGGTTCGTACGGCAACATACAAAGAAGAATATAACAATGGTTTAGGTGGATGGCACGTAGAAAGAGGAGCAACGCCAAAGCCACTTGGGGGAAGGTGGTTAGAAATTTGCCCTGAAAGAAAGTTTAAGGATAAAAATCATTATACTGTAATTAACGCATTTACATATCGTGCCTAAAATAAAATGTCATATCGTTATACTTGCAGATTCAGTTTATGAAGACAAAGAAGAATCATGCGAGTTTTTGGAAGATGCAATCCTTGATACGGGTTACATTGTAGCAGCAAATAAACATTGGGATTATACTGAAATACATTATATCAGTGGTCACACATTTATAATTGATTTAGATTTTGAAGACTTTTGTAAGAAATGGATAAAATAAATAAACCTGCACACTACGAGGGTAGTATTGAGTGCATTGAAGCAATTAAATCTGCAATGAGTAAAGAAGCATTCAAAGGTTATCTTAAAGGCAATATAATGAAGTATATTTGGCGATATGACAGAAAGGGCGGAGTTGAAGATTTACAAAAAGCAGAATGGTATTTAAAAAGGTTAATAGATGAAACAAGTACAACAATATCTGAATAAATGCGGCTGCAATTTAAAGGTCGATGGGGTTATCGGTGATAAAACAAAAACCGAAATAAAAAAATATGTATTTAACCAAACCAAAGGCATAACTTGGGTAAGATGCGATAAAAAACTAACCAATACTTTTGACGATTTTGGGGTGTTGTGGGTGAATGGTGAAGTTGCCGAAGTATTCCCGTGTTCAACAACTGCTGGTAAGCACTACATTCAAAACCCTATTACCTATGGTGGGGTAACAGGAACTGCAATTGCAATGGCTCAGTACGTTCAAGGATCACATCAATTCAAAACGTCTGCAAATTGGAAATCTTTATGGTTAGGTTGTCCTTATTTTCAACAAATCAAACCTATTCAAATCTTTCGTGATGGGAATAAAGATGCTAATATAGATGAAAAAGTAATCCAAAAAGGATTGTTTGGAATTAATTTTCATCAGGCAGGACTTGGTAATTTTATTGACAATTGGAGCGCTGGATGTCAAGTTGTGCCGAAAGCATATTGGCTTAAAGTTATTACCCATTTTAAAGATGGTGAAATTATAGATTTTAGTTTGCAGTACTAATGGCTAAAGAACCTGATTTTCTCAAAGGACTTGGTGTTCAAAATGTCAGCGAATATTTAAAGTCAGACGGTGTAAACCGTATAATGGCTGATTGGGGTAACAAACTAATCTTTGATTTACGCACCAAGTTAAGAACCAATAAAACAAATGCAAGTGGTTCTCTTTCTGCAAATATGGAATTAATTTTAACACCTAATTTAAAAGGTGAAAAATTAACCATTATGATGAACGATTATTGGATTGATGTTGAAGACGGGCAAAAGCCTGGTGTAAAAGTTACTTCAAAAGTCATTCTACAATGGATGAAAGAAAAGCGCAGACACGGAGCATTTACAGATGTTTTTACCAAAGGAACAAATAGTTCATTTGCTTTATTTGTTGCTGATGCAATTGCAAAGAAAATTCAAAGACGTGGTACACGTAAACAACCCTTTATTTCTACAACTTTAAAACAACCACGATTTGACAAATTAAGTCAATCAATCGCTGATTACGTAGCAGAAAATCTATTTAAGTAAATTATTTTGTAAAATTATTTGTTATATTGAAAACTATTTGTATATTTGTGCTATGGATATACAAGAAATTTTAAAACAAATCAAACTACACAAGAAGCACGGCATTGTGTCTAAAGTCGCTGCTCGTACTGGCATATCAATGCCAACAGTTCGTAAATACCTAAACGGGGATGTTATACAACCTAAGGTATTAATCATTTTAAACACCGCAATCGACATTATCAATGAAGGCAATAATTAATGTTATGGATAATGCTATAACACGCTTACAACGGCTTAAAATGAGTGCAAATTTTTTTGAAGGTAAATTGCATTTTTTTGATGGGGTTAACGATAATGAGTTTGATGAAGAAATTGTAAAAAGTTTACTCATTGAAAACGAAGAAGATTTAATTGAAGAATTTAGGCATTGGGAACAAGACGAAGATGGGTTAAGATATGCAGATATAAACTGGGAGTTGATGACCGATTTTGCACAATATTCTTTGTGTAATGCTATTGACAAATTAATAACCGAAAATAAACTATGAAAGAACTATTTAATTCAGTAAGCAATTTTCAGGCAGAATGTCCGAAAATTAGCAAAGACGCATCTAATCCTTTTTTCAAAGGTTCAAAGTATGCGACATTACCACACATTTTAAGTATCATTACACCTATTCTTAAAAAGAATGGTTTATTGATTATACAACCAGTTATGAATAATTGTGTTGTTACAAAATTGATTCACATTGATACCGGTCAAACAATAGAAAGTGTTTACGATATTTTGTGTAAAGATGCAACCAACCCACAACAACTTGGTAGTGGGGTAAGTTATGCACGTAGATATTCAATTTCATCTATATTGAATTTAAACATAGACGATGACGATGACGGCAATGCAGCGACTGGTAATGTATCACAATCTAAACAAGTTGCAAAAGAAGACTTAACGCCTAAACATAGCAATTGGAATAAGGCAAAGGAACACTTGCAAACGGGTGGACTTATGGAAGATATTGAACGCAAGTATACGATTAGTGCTGAAAACAAAAAATTGCTGATAGCAGCAAAATGAAATATTAATTTAAACTATTGGAAAATAATATGAAAAAATTTAATTTAGAACGTGCTTTGGCTGGTGAACCAGTAGTAACACGCAACGGTAAAAAAGTAACAGAATTACATTTATTCAAAAATGAAATTCTTATACAACCATTATACGGTACAATAGAAGGTGTTAATGATGTGTTATATTGGACTACAAAAGGAATTTACAATCCAACAAAAGAATCATCATGGGATTTATTTATGGCAGGTGAAAAAAAATCACGTTGGGTAAATGTTTATGATTATGGTGATACGCTTGTTATCGGTGATGCAAGAAGTGAATCCAAAGAAGAAGCTGTAATAAGTAAATACGAGGGATTCAAATATATCAAAACAATTGAAATAACCAACGAACCATAATGGAAATTACAATCACACACAACGAAAGCGAATGGCTAAAAGTCCGTGAAGGTAGATTTACTGCATCAGACATTCACAAGCTAATGGGTGCTCCGAGAAACAAATCGGAATACTTTTCGGAAACTGCAAAAACATTTGTGTATGACAAAGCAAGTGAACTACTAACTGGTATTAAAAAGCCAATTTGGGGTGAAGCATTGACGTGGGGAACGGAAAACGAGAAAGAAGCATTCGAAGTATTCCAACATAACCAAGATGACTTTTATACTTATTATGGCGGTGAAACGTACACGTTTATTCCTTATGGTGATTATTCGGGTTATAGTCCTGATGCACTTGGTAGTAATTGTATCATTGAAATAAAGAATCCGTTTAATAGTGGCATACATTTAAAGAATCGCAGCATCAAATGTGCTCAAGATTTGCTAAAAATACACCCCGAATACTATTGGCAGATGCAACTTGGTATGATTGCAAGTGCTTGTGAGTTTGGTTACTTTGTAAGTTACGATAAACGAATGCCAAGTACACATAATTTATTTATTGCACACATAAAACTTGAAGATGTGAAAGAGATCATAGACGAAAAGCTATATTATGCGAATGAATTATTGCAGTCAATTGTCAAACTTTTATAAAATAAATTTGCAATATTAAAAAGAATATTATTATATTTGCTAAACAATTAAAAAATATGAAAAAGAAAACAATAATTATTCAGCGATTTTTTTCAATGCAAGAAGCATTTGAATGGGTAGTATCAAAGGTTGCAGATGCAACTGTGGGCAGTATCAAAACTAAATACAAGCATTATGGAACTGATGCGATTTTGGGTGAATGTGATTCGTTTACTTATGTTGGACTTTTTAACTTAGTTGAAATATGTTAATTTGGGATGCACTGGCAGTTATAGGAGTAGGTAGTATTTTAATATTTTGTGGGTGGTGCGTTATTGTAGCGCACCAAACTTTACAAGAATATAAAGAAGTAGAAAGTAAACCTTTGCCCGAAGTTAACGATGTGCCTAAATGGGACAAACTTAACCAAGTAGGTAAAATGGCAAACAAAGAGTTGAAGAAAATGTACAAAGGCAAAATGAAGGGGGAATTGGTATGAGCAACGAAAAACAACAAACGGCAGTAGATTTATTATGGTCTATGATTCCTGAAAGCACTCAAAGTTTTATTGAGCATCAATTTAATGGATACAAACAAGCCAAAGAAATGGAGAAGCAAAAAATGATTGAATTTGGTGAATTAGTTTGGAAAAACTTATTAAGGTCTGATAAAATCATGAAACCAATAGATGTGTACAACGAAACATACGGAGGTAACAAATGAAACCGAAAGAAAAAGCAGACGAATTAATTGATAAATATGTAAATGCTTCATTTAATTGTAAAAATTGTGATATGCCATTTTGTGATATTCCATGCACAATGTTAAATTTATCTGAAGCAAAAGAGTGTGCATTAATTGCAGTTAATGAAATAATAAAAACAGATATGCTAATCGATGAAGAATGTTATGTTATGACACCTTCATATCTTCAATATTGGCAAGAAGTAAAGAAAGAAATCGAAACATACGGAGGTAACAAATGACAGTTATACAAAAAATGATGAACGAATTAAATAATACACATCCTCATTTATTTAATATCCATACAACCGCTGGTCGTAAATTTATTGACACTTGCCATAAGTATTTAGAGATAGAGAAAAAACAACAAGCGATGATTCAAACCATTGACTACGAAAAAATACTCAGTGAAAAATCAAATCAATACAAGTTTGTTTTTGAAAAATAAATTGATTATATTTGTATTGTTAAGTGGAATGTTCAGGATTCCGATTACTTAAAAGATATTGGCTCAATTAAAATAGTCGCACCTGAACTGCACTATTTTGGTTGGGCTTTTTTTATGCAGAAAAAAAACTTAGAACCACTATTCAGTTATTTAGATAACTTTGATTTAAACGATTTGTACAGAAAAAAAATGTACACAGAAAGAATTTATTTTATTATTTATAATGAAATAGGTGAACCAGACTATTTTGAATTTTTTCAAAAATGTGAAACAAATAGCATTTTAATAGTTTTAAAATCACTAAAATTATATGAAGTAATTGGACGTGGAAATAATAAAAAAATTTATATGCATCCTAAAATTCAATTAGCTTTATGTATGAATAATGATTCACATAATAGTGCAATTTTTATAAAGGATTTAGTAGATGGTAAATTTAACAATATGCCAAAAATTGAAATTACTAATTGGATTGATTATATGTTATTGCCAAATAGTAAATACAATAATAATTATACTGAATATAAAACATATTTAATACAAAATCCTGAAAATAATTTTATCAAAATAGGTAGAAGTAAAAATATTACTCAAAGAATTCTATCTTTAAATTCTGAATTTAAAACAAATATGGTTTTAATAGCATCATTTAATAATGATATTGAAAGTAAATTACATTTAAAGTATTCAAAATATAGAATATTTGGAGAATGGTTTGATTTTGATAATGATACTTTATTAGATATTATCAATGAACATAACAAAATTTTAATTACAAATTAATTATGTGTGGCTGGATAAAAATTCATAGGTCAATAAAAGACCATTGGCTTTATACCGAAAAAAGAACATTTAGTAAGTTTGAAGCCTGGCACGACATTTTACTTATGGTCAATTTTACTGATGCAAAATCAATGATAAAAGGCAAGTTGTACGACATTAAAAGAGGTCAAAGCATACTATCACTTGAAAGTTGGGGTAAGCGTTGGAATTGGGATAAATCAAAGGTTAGACGTTTTATGAATGCGTTACAAAGTGATTCAATGATTGTATTGGAAAGCGACAACATAACGACACGGTTAACTGTTTGTAAGTATGAAACTTATCAGGGTGAAGGAAACGCAAACGAAACGCCAGTGAAACGCAAACGAAACACAAACAAACATCAAACGACACCAATAGAAGAAGAAGAAGAAAAAGAAGAAAAAAAGAATAATAAAGTATTTATTAAACCCACAATTGAAGATATTAAAAAAGAATTTCCAGAAATGAATGCACAAAACTTTTATGACTATTATGAAAGTGTAGGATGGATGAGAGGTAAGACAGCAGTAAAAGATTGGAAAGCAACAGCAAGAAATTGGAATAGTAAAGATTACAATAAACAAACACAAGTTAAACCAAATAGACCTAAATTAGCAACATTACAAGATGAATAGAGAACATTATATTATCGGAACGTTTTTGATGGACAAAAACACACACGTATTTTTACCTAAAATTAATCACAAATGGTTTGAAGGTTGGAATGCAGAAATAATTGAGTTTATGCAGATATGTTATTTAAACAATCAACCCATCGATTTACTGAATTTATCACGTAAATTTAAAGGGAAAGCATTTGAACTGTCTCAGTTTACTAATTCTTACGCACATAGCACTAATTTAAAGCATTATATATTTGAATTAGATATAATATACAAAAAAAATAAGTTAATCCAACAAATCGCAAATTTAGACGTTCACAAAGAATTAGATTTGATACTAAAAGATTTGAGTTTAATTACTACCGAAGCACAGATAACATTAGAACGTGAACCATTGCCAATGTCAAAAGTAACCGGTAAGGTAATTGATGACCTTGAAGAACAAATGAAACGTGGTAATAAGTTGATGGGACTTACAACGGGGTGGCAAATGTTAGACAAGTATATTGGTGGTTGGAATAAAGGCAATTTAATTATCATTGCAGGTCGCCCGGGAAGTGGAAAAACTGCAATTGCATTGTCCTTAACTATTGGTGCATCACAAGTAGCAAAGGTTTTATTTATGTCACTTGAAATGAGTAGTGAAGAACTTGCAAAGCGTTATATTAGTTATTTTGCAAATATTGAAAACTTTAAAATTAGGAGTGGAAATTTAAAGGTAAACGAACACGAACATATAGCAAATAGCTTATACCAACTTACTACTGATTTCTATGTTGATGATGATGCAAAGAGCAGCATAAACGACATACGGGCAAAAGCACAACTACACAAAGCAAAGCACGGCTTAAACATTTTAATCATAGATTATTTGCAGTTAGTAAAAGGGACTAAGCAAAATCGTGAACAAGAGATTGCAGAAATTTCACGAAACTTAAAAATCATTGCAAAAGAATTAGGTATCACAGTTATTTGTTTGGCTCAGTTAAATAGAAATAGTGAGCAACGTGCGGACAAAAGACCGATGCTCTCGGACTTACGTGAAAGTGGATCTATTGAACAAGATGCGGATGTCGTGATGTTCCCATTTAGACCACAATACTACGAACAAGAACAAATGGATGTTGAAAGCGATGCTGAATTAATTATCTCAAAAAATAGACACGGCAGCACAGTAACAATACCAGTTACATTTGAAGGCAAGTACACAAAATATACAGAAAGAATATAAAATAAAGTTGCAATATTGAAAAAGTATATTATATTTGCATAACAATAAAAGATATGAAACAACAAAACAAAATACACAGGCCAGAACTTTACAACGATCACTTTCAAAATTATAAACGTTACAATGTTCCAAAAGCTCAATTAATCATTGCGGATATTCCATACAATTTAGGAAACAATGCTTATGCCTCAAATCCTGCATGGTATGTTGATGGGGATAATAAAAATGGGGAAAGTAATTTGGCAAATAAAGAATTTTTTGATACCGACAAAGATTTCAGAATTTCGGAATTTTTACATTTTTGTAGTACAATGATGCGACCTGAACCAAAAGAAAATGGGGAAGCTTCTTGCATGATTGTTTTTTGCGCATTTGAACAACAATTTGAATTAATGGAAAAAGCAAAAAAATACGGATTAGTAAAAAGCATAAATTTAGTATTTCGCAAAAACTTTTCCGCTCAGGTTTTAAAAGCCAATATGAAGGTAGTTGGTAATTGCGAATATGCTATTTTGCTATACCGTGATAAACTGCCCAAATTTAACAACAATGGTAAAATGATTTTTAATTGTATGGACTGGGTTCGAGATAATGAAACAGAAAAAGTACACCCAACACAAAAACCTGTAAAATTATTAGAACATTTGATTGAAATTTTTACAGACGAAGGCGATGTTGTTATAGATCCGTGTGCGGGTTCGGGATCAACTTTGTTAGCAGCAGCACAAAGAAATAGAAAATCTTTTGGGTTTGAGATTAAAAAAGATTTTTTTAAACTAGCAAACGAAAAAGTATTAAATCGCATTCAACAAAGATTATTTTAATATGAACACAGAAGAAACAGATTACTTTGAAAGATACTTAACATATCGTAAAAAGCACACGAATTTATTAAAAAAGCATACAACCATTATGGCGAAGTATGAACAAGAAATAACCCGCTTAAAACATTTACTTACTAAACCAATACAGAAAGAAAAGATAGATTTGAATTTGGTAACTATTTTGGAAGCGGTGTGTAGTTCAACTGATGTTATCCCTCACGACATTTTAGCTCAAAACAGAAAACGACCTATAAGCACGGCACGGCAATTATTTTGTTTTATGGCAAATGTGCATTATAATTTTACTTTGACCAGTATTGCAAAGTTTTTAAACAAAGACCATAGCACGGTAATTCATTCTATACATACTTATCAGAATTTTTTGGATTGTAACTATAAAATTGAATCAAACTATTATGCACAATGTAAAAACATCCTATCAATTGGTGCTGAATAAAGGCAAAGAAAGTGTAACATGGTGTTTACATACACTTGAAGAAGTAGAATATTATCGTAAAAAATATGAAAAAAAAGGATGGATATTTTTTAATTTGAAAAAGATTTTATAATTTTGACACATCAAAGATAAAATTTTAATAGAAGTTGCCACAAGTGACTGGTTAAAAAAAGCAGCCAAAAATATTTGCCCCTTACACCACGAAGATTTGCAGCAACATATTCTATTAATTTTATGCGAGATGCCAGATTATAAACTTATAGATTTAAACAAAAACGGATATTTAAAATACTTTTGCGTCAAAGTTATGTTCAACCAAACAAAAAGCCCAAGACAAGCATTTAACAGACTGTTTGCGACCATTGGGCAGTATGATGTACATAGTTTAGATTTAGTAGAAGTAGATTCATTAGAAGACAAAATAACAAAAGAGAATCAGTTAAACACAATTGAAAACGTGGTAAGCAAAAACCAATGGTATGAAAGAGAAATCTTCACCCAATGGTCAAATGGAAATTCAGCACGAAGCATCCATAGGCAAACAAAAATCTCATTACGTGAAGTGTTACGGGTAATCAAAGAAATCAAAGAACAAATAAACAATAAATATGAACGATAAAAAACAAACTTCAGTTGAATGGTATAATCAAGATTTTGAAGGATTTAAAAAAACAAGCAATTCAAGTACTAATGGTATTCAAGATCCCGATATTAAAGGAACAATGAATTTATCAAACAAAACATTATTGCCAGACAATGTAAACACACCTGAAGAATATTTAGAATATTTAAATGCTATTGGATATTGGGATTACGTTAAAAACTTGGAAAAATTTAAAGAACAAATGAATAATTTAACACAAAATGGAACGATGCATACCATGAGCAACGAAACAAAACAAACGGCAGTAGATTGGTTGTATAATGAATTAACAACGAAATCGGGAGTAAGCAAAGAAGAATGGGCTAAAATGATTTTAACGGCATTCAGCAAAGCAAAAGAAATAGAAAAAGAACAAATCAAAGATGCTTATTGGAATGGTAGCGACAATGATAAAACTAAAAACGAAATTCTTTTAAAAGCTGAAGAATTTTATAATGAATGGTACAATGAATATAATAATTGAAATTTTAGGCATATCATCACTTGGATTTATATTTTCAAGTGTAGTGACACCAATGCTACCACAAAAGATAAAAGTAAAACCATTCACTTGTGAAAGTTGTATGTCTTGGTGGTTGGCAATTGGATATTTTAACATTGAATTTGGAATTTTAGCAATTATACCAGCAGCAATTTGCTATGTAGTTGCATCTTTAATATGGAAATTATGAAAAAAGTAAAAATACAATTTAAACATAAAAAAAGGTCAGTTGGTTATTTGTGTTCACCACAAATTGAAATGGTAAATGGTAAAATAGAAATTGATAATTCATTAATTATTAAAATAGAACCAAGAAAATCAAAATATTTAATATGACAGTAAATATAATTATAGGAAAAATGTATGAAGGCACATTTTATTATGAACCTGAAAAAACCCATTTTATTGCATACGTATTTCAAGACGAACAAAATGCAAATAATAAATTAGCAGAATTGTCGCAAACATTAATTGAACATAACAAAACTAATCCTCTTAATTTTAAGGATTATTGTAATTTATCACCAGAAGAAGATGATATTTTATCTGACAAATATCAAGAATGGCAAAAAATTAATCCATTTCCACAATTTCAAAATGGAGAAGATATTGATGAATTTTTTATAGAACAACACGAAGTATTATGACAAACGAACAAATAAATTACATCTTAAGCGTAGAGCATCATTTACACACATTTAGAAAAACGCAAGTGTTTAGACTAACACCCGAAGAAACATTAAAGGTAAAAACCATTTACCACGAAGTAATGGGCAGCCCAATGCCCGGTTGCAGTAGTTGTTTTATAGAACACTTTACATCTATAATTATTCGTGCAAAGGCATTAAAAGAGCAGCAAATTCCAACCATTGACGAGGTAAATCAAAAGGCATTGGAATTGGCACAATTAGCCGATGACGAACAAAAGATTAAACCGATAAGAAAAAAGAAGTAATGCGTAATTACACAAAAATCTATATGGATTATTTTGGATATGATTTATCCGATTTTATTTGTTGTGAAATTTGTGGCAAAACTGCAAACGACATTCACCATATCGAGAATAAGAAAAGTGGTGGATCAAAGCTCAACCAACAACAAATTAATATAATTGAAAAAGTAGCAAAATACCAATATGAAATTTAAAGATAAATATAACATTGCTCCTGAATTTGAGAGTCTTTTTACTTCAAAAAGTAAAGAAGACGAGTTAGAGCACGAAGCAAAAATGATTATGTTTCGTTTTTTAAGTGAATTGGAAAAACTCAATTCAGAAAAACCTCTCAAGAAAAAAGATTTAGCTAAAGCAATTAACACATCAGCAAGTTATATAACACAATTGTATAGAGGAGACAAACTGGCGAACCTGCTCACTTTAGCTAAAATACAAGAAGCCTACAATTTAACTTTTGAAATCAAGGCAAAACTCAATTCAGAAAATTACAGTGAAGAACACGTTAAATTCGGTGATAAAAAACAATACAAAGAGATGCTAAAAGAAGTACACTTAAATTTTATGAAGTTCAATAAAAAATGAGATAAAAAAGAAACAATATGAATAACGAAAATTTAAAACCAATACAAAAAGGCGAAGTTAGAAATCCTAATGGTAGACCTAAAAAGATAGTTACTCAATTAAAAGAATTGGGGTATTCAAAAGATGATATTAACCAAACGTATATGAATATGTGTGCAATGAATAGACAAGAACTTGAAGTTATTGACAAGGACAAAACTGGACAGTACACAATCATTGAACAAATCATTGCAGGTTCACTTGTAAAGTCTCACGATAAAAATTCATTGTACAATCTTGAAACATTGGTAACACGTGTACACGGCAAACCAAAAGAGACAGTTGACAACAACATCAAAACAGACGAACCAATTACAATTACTTTAAACTTGAAGCAATGACAGAAAAAGAAGCAATCATAATTTTGACGTATTACAACGACTGGCGAATGGGTGAAGATATTGAAATGCCAAATCCGAAATTAATAACCGAAGCATTAAAAACTATTATAGAATATTATTATATCAATATAAATATATGAGCGAAACAATTTATCTAGGGAACGGATGGGAAAACCAATACGGGCTAAACGTATCAATCAACATCGAGAAATTAAAACAAGCCATTGCAACGGGCAAACTTGAAGTAAACAAATACGGTGATGTAAAAATCAACGTGGGCAAACTTAAACAAGTAAACGAAAAATCAAAAGCTACTCATTTTGTAGCAGTACCTAAACCAAAGAATGATTTACCGTTCTAATGTCAGTTTAAACCTGACAACAAAACTATGGAAGCAATATTAAAATTCAATTTACCTGATGACCAGTTAGATTTTGATTTGGCAGTCAATGGTTCAAAATGGATGGGGGCAATGTGGCAACTTGATCAATGGTTACGTGGTCAAATAAAACATCCACCGGAAAATATGAGTGATGATACATACAAGGCATTTGAAGAAACTAGAGATATGTTACACGAAATTCTACAAGAGGAAGGGTTAAAATTATGAAAGCAAGTTGGAGACTAACAAGCGACCAAAAGCCAAGTGACGAAAGAAATGTCTTGGTTACTTATAAAAATGGTGAACAAGCGATTTGTTATTACGATACTGATGGCGACTGGGTAGAATCACATTCGGAAATAATTAAAGCAGAACCATTATATTGGATGTATATTCCTTTATTACCGGGCGAATGAAGATATTAGTATTAATGGATAACAATAGTGGGGTAAGTTTTCACAGACTATTTACCCCATATGCTAAAATGCAGCAAGATTACGACATAGTTGTTGACGTTTCGCAAACCCCTACCGATTGGATAAATATTGATTACATGCAATATGATGCAGTAGTATTCAATAGGTGGTGTGGAATTTATCAATACAACGTATTTGAGGCAATATTAAAGGCAAAATGTAAACTTATATGCGATATAGACGATTATTGGGTTATACCACGTTCAAATCCAGCATTTAAGTTTTATAAAAAAGTGATTAAAAACTGCGTAAAAGATGCAATGAGTTTAGCGGATATTGTAACGTGTTCAACTGATCACCTTGCAAGTAAGGTAAAAGAGTTTAACGAAAATACAATTACGTTTCCAAACGCTTTAGACTTGACTTCTGAGCAATGGAATTTGGCAAAACAAAAGGGAGATAAGTTACGTGTTGGATGGGTTGGTGGTATTTCACATTTAGAAGATTTGAAATGTGTAGGAGATGCTGTAAAAAGATTCTGTGAAAATTACGATGCTGAATTTTATATGTGTGGGTATCATAGTGATGCTACCGAGTGGCATCTATGCGAAAAAGCAATTACGGGAGTAGGGTTAGACAAACGACCTGAATGGTTTAAAACTGTGTTAGGTACACGTGCAGACTTATATGGTCAATCTTATGCGTTATTTGATTTCTGTATTGCACCATTGCGTGAAGATAATTTTAATCAGTATAAAAGCGAATTGAAAATAGTAGAAGCAGCAGCATACAAATTACCAATTATTTGCAGTTATGTAAAACCTTATAGTTTTCATTTGTATAATCCTGGTGTTATGTTATGCAATAATACTTTTGAAAGTTGGTATCAATGTTTAAAAAGTATTATAAACCCAATAGAAGGTCGTGGACAATGGAACTATGATTATTGTGACAAATACCATAATTTAAAAACTATCAATGAGCAAAGATATAATATGCTTGTAGAATTATGCAAATAAACTATCAAAGACCATTTTTAACGACTTACCAACAAGCTATTTTGGATGCTCCGGAACGTTACACAATAACAGCAGCAGCAACCAAATGTGGCAAAACGGCAAGCCATATTATATGGATTTTTGAACAAGCATTGCAGTTGAAAGATAATCAATCAGTATGGTGGATTGCACCAGTTTACCAACAAGCTGAAATCGCATTTCGTAGGATGAAATCACAAGTAAGTGAAAAAGACTTTTTTATTTCAAACGAAAGTAAGTTGACATTGATACTACCAAATGGTGCAAGAATAGAATTTAAGTCAGGTGAAAAACCCGATAACTTGTATGGTGATGACGTTTACGCAGCAGTAGTAGACGAGGCAAGTCGTATGCGTGAAGAAAGTTGGTATGCACTACGTAGTACATTAACTGCTACAAAAGGTAAATGTAAAATGATTGGTAACGTAAAAGGCAAAAAGAATTGGTTTTATAAGTTAGGTGAACGTGCAAGATTAGGTGAAGCAGACTACAAGTTTTTTAAGATAACTGCATATGATGCTGCAAAAGAAGGCATTTTAGATGTTGAAGAAATAGAACAAGCAAAAAAAGATTTGCCCGAATTTGTATTTAAAGAGTTATACCTTGCAGAACCTGGTGATGATAATAGTAATCCATTTGGATTAGACAATATACGCAAATGCTATTCACCATTGTCAAAAGACATACCAATTGCATTTGGAATAGATTTGGCAAAATACACGGACTGGACAGTAATAACTGGGTTAGATAATATGAATAAAGTGTGTTATACGGAAAGATTTCAAGGAGATTGGATGCAAACTAAACAAAAGATCATAAATGTCGTAGGGCGTACCCCTGCACATATAGATGCTACCGGAGTAGGTGATCCTATTGTAGAAGATTTGCAACGCATATTGCCAAATATTAAAGGATTTAAATACACTTCACAAAGCAAACAACAACTTATGGAAGGATTGGTAATGGAAATACAACAACATAGTATATTTTTCCCTGAAGAACCTTACGGTTTTGAATTAGAAAACTTTGAATATGAGTACACAAGAACTGGAGTTAAGTATTCAGCACCAAGTGGAATGCACGATGACGCAGTAAATAGCATTGCATTGGCAAATGATTGTAAAAAACATAATAGAAAAGGTATATTTGCATTTAGTTAATATGAAATCATTTAAAATACATAAATATTATTGTGAATTTTATACAACTTTCCTACACAAATTGAACTATTACCACGTATAACTATGCGTTATAAAAAATTAAAAATTAATCTTATAGCAATCGAATGGCTATGGTTTGGTTTTTATATAGAAAAATTTTAATAATGATAACAATACAACAACTACAAGAACTTAAAGAGATTGAAGACTACAATCCCTTAGAAAAAGCCATTCACACTATCTGCATAATTGATAAGAAGATCATTGACGATGTAGAAGAAATGACTGTCAAAGATTTGTTTGCACGATTCAATGAGATAGTCGCAGAAATCACACCACGTGAAAACTTGCGTTTTACTTTCAAGTTAAAAGGTAGACGTTTTAAAATGATTCCAAATGCAACTGAAATGCAAGGTCAACACTTCATAAGTTTGCAGCAATATAGTGGTGATGAAATAGTAAACAATCTACATAAAATAATGGCAATGCTAACTACTGAGGTGAACATATTTGGTAAACCTAAAAAAATAAAAAACATTGCAAAGCATTTTGAAGATGTGAGTGAACTATTTTTGCAGATGCCTTATGATATTGCAAATACTTACTCTCTTTTTTTTTCGCAAGTTTATCCCAAGTTGTTGGAAAGTACTCAGGACTTTTTGATAGCGAAGGTGAAGGAAATGGAACACGAAGCAATCCGATTCAAAGCTGGTTTGAAATCGTAGATAAGATTTGCAAAGGCAGACGTGAACAATGGGATTCAATTTTGACTATGGATTTGATTGAATTTCTAAACACAGTTAGTTTTTATACAAGTCAATGGAATAATTTTAATAAAGAAATAAAACGAGTTACTACATTTGAAGGTGCGGTTATGTTGTATTTAACAAAAATTTAGTATATTTGTATTGTTTTTTCATATGTTTTTTTTCAACCCTCATGCAATTAACAGAGTATGGGGGTTTTTTATTTGAGGGTGCTAATGTGTAATGAATAACAGAGGGGCACTAATGTCCCTCTGTGAAACAAAATGATTGGTTTATACTACATTAAAAGCACATTATTGCATTATTGCATGAATTTTACCACATAAGTCATACAACTTATATTGAGCAATTATAAGTTAGTAAACTAATATGTATTTTATCAAAGCAACAAAAATCACATTTTGCTAATTTATATATGTGAGTATAACAGTAAATCAAAAACCTGATAACAATAGTCCAGCATATAATGACTTGAATTTTGTGATTAGTGAAAGTTCAGGTGCAATTTATGGCAGCCCAAACTTCAAATACATTTGCGATGTGTACAATAATAGCACACTTTTAGCACGTTTGAAAGCCCCTATTTATCCATATAGCACAAACAAAGGTGTATTTAACATTTCAAGACTGATTGAAAATTTTGTAACCTACGATTGGAATATCAATGATGTTTCAGTTAGTGGATGCCCTAATAGTAATTTTTACTATAATGTAAAATTTGGGTATGAGTATTCAACCGGTAGTACGTCACCGATGATTACATCTACCGGATTGACAAATGTTACCGGTCTAACTGCTTACAATATGGCTTTACATCCTATTGACTTTGCTACATTTGTAGAAAATGACTACAAAATAAACACATCTAAAAATGCAGAGTTTTTGACAACGATGCGAAATAAAACAATACACCGCACTCAAAAAGATTGGCTGTATTTTTGGAAGGGGGATGCACTGGCAGTTCAAATAAAAACCTATCCTGCTGCAACTACTCAGACCATAACATTAACTGGAATTTTGGATTCAGTTATAAGAATACCAATTATTCCAAGTAGCGGAGCTACATATTTAGAAGTAAAAGCAACGGGGAGCGGTGCGCAAAGTGAAACCTTTACAATTTACATAAAAGACGAATGCTCAAAATATGATACAAACGATATTTATTTTCTTAACAGATACGGGGCAGTCGAATCATTTCGTTTTGATCGGGTGCGAAGAGACAAATTTGCTGTGGTTCGGAAACAGTACAAACAAACACCT